GATCAGATTACGCGGGGGTGTCGGCTTATCAGCAAAGTCGATCTGCTCAAACGAGAATGAAGGCTGCTTATTGACGATGCGCCTGACTAGACGGCGCGGTGGGTGCGCCCTGTGTACGATCGTGAGCGTGTCTGCAGACTGCTGAAAGCGAAGTTCTTCAAGCTCATCAGCTTCGTACTGTGATACAAGAGACGCTATTTCGTGACCGCCAGACAAGACATGCAAGCGCTCATGCGTGAAAGCCAGCATGTAGGTCTGCTCGGCGTTAAACACAAACGGCTCGAAGCGTACCATCCTGCGTATGCTAAGCAGGCCGGCGTCAAAGACAAACCGCGTACCTGGCCGGCGCGTGATGCCGCCAGTCGGCAGCACAATGAAATTCTCCAGGCTTTTGCAACCGTTGGCATAGATCGCCAGGTCCGGGCGCGCGTGCAGCGCCGGGTCGAGCTCACCGCCGGTGAAGTTGAACTGTAAGCGACGTGGCAGGTTCATGAGTCGAGACTATCAAGGCCTCGCAGTTCAGCCATGGCCTCGATCTCCTCGATCGTGGCCTTGACCACCAGGTCGACGTAGCCGGTGGGCTCGATGTTGAACGAGATCCACTCGCGCGCCTCCTCCTCGGTCATGTCGTGACTGGTGTGGAAGTACTCGACCAGCTGCGTGTAGTCATACACGACACGCCCGTCGGCCTCGTTGTAGCCAATGACGCAGTGGTCAGCGTCGTCGATCAGCATCGTGTTCATAGTCTCGCCTCCAGCCAGTCAGGCATGCGCTCTTGTTCACTGTTGTCTTCGTTACCGTTGACGGCCTGGGCCTCTGCCAGGTCGTTGCTGTACAGCTCCATGACGCTCGACAGCAGGTCATTACTGCGACCGAGCGGACGCACCAGGCGCATGGCCAGGCGCCACGCCAGCAGCGAGGCAGCCTCCGGCGAGAAGCGCCCGGTATCGTCCAGGTCCATGGTGTAGACGGCGCCGGCGTCAGTGACGTCGGTCAGGATGACCGTCTCACCCTCGTAGTGGCCGACCGTAAAACGCGGGTCATCCATGTCACGCACAGGGCGTGGCGGCAGGATGCGCCGCATGTACAAACAATCAGCCGGGTATTGGTACGCAAACCGCCAGTCACGCCCGAAATACCAGGTGTCGTCCGGGTAGCCTTTGATCGCTTCGTCGGGCTTCCTGGGTTTGGGCTTTTCATGCGGCAGGTAGGTTGCCATCAGCGACAAAGCACGCCGCTTGGCAGCAAAATTCCAGGGGATCAAGCGCAGGGTCTCACGCCTGGCTGTCTCGAAGAACGCAGCACAGTACTCCTCGGCCGTGCTCTTCGGGTCGAGCTTGTCGAGTGCGTCGATCGGCTGGTAGTGGCCGATGCGGTGCAGCGCTTCGTTACAGATGTCTACGCGTGTCTTCATCGCTTACCCTCACAAAAGAAAAGCGCAGCCCGTTCCCGAGCTGCGCTTGTCGTCACGTCCGTGTGCGGTTAACCCTTAGCCGGGGCTGGCTTGGCAGGCGCCTTCTTGGCGGGCTCTACCAACTCGAAGCAGTCCGGCACGTTGTCCGTGTCGATATTGACGGTGACCTTCTCGCCAGGTTGAACCACGCGGAAGTTGTCGAAGTATGGCTCTACTACGAGAACCTCTACCGCTTTTACGTCTGCCATGTCTCTGCTCCTTATGGGTTAGGGTTGTGCTGGTGTCCACCGACGATGCCGCCGATGCACTTGCCCGAGGTGGCGCCGGTCTTGCCGGTGATCCGCAGGTAACGCCACACCAGACCGTGCGGCAAATAGAGAATGCCGCTCTTGTGCTCGTTCTGGGGGATCGAGATGGTCAGGATCGTCTTGGTGTTAGCACCAGCAGAGAAGTTCTCGTTGGCTGAGGTCTCGACATCGAAGTCAGCACCAGACGCACCAGCTGGGTCAGTCATGACCACCGCGACAGGCACCGGCATACCGACGCCAATGTTGCGGCCGTCAACACCAAGGTCGATCACGTCCGGGGTAGCCGGGTCGGTCGACACCTTCTGCCCATTGGGACGCATGAACGCTTCATCGTTGAAGCACAGGTTTTCTGCATCAAAAATCATTGGTTTACTCCTTAGCTTACGAGAGCTTCAGTGGTCATGATTGCATCCGTCTCACGGATCGGGATGCCCCTGTAGGTCAGGACCTCTACGCCCTCAACCTCGGTGTAGCGCAGACGCACGTTGTTGCCATCAGTGACCATGGCGTCCAGGGCTTCCATCACGTCGGTGTTGCAGTAGATTGCTGCGCGACCGTTGGAGATGCGGCGCTGGTACAGCTTGTAGTAAGCCTGGCGCAGTGCCTTGTAGATGTCGACCTCGCCTGCCTGCAGACGCGGAACAGAGATGTTCGCGATGCGGGAGACATAGCGCCAGTCGCGCACGGTCATGCCGATATCCCACGAGAACTTCTCGCGGTAGACGTCGTACATGGAACCATCAGACAGCTCCTTGGTGGTCATGCCCTTGTCATCACGCTGCAGCCCGGCACGCGATCCGCGCGGATACAGGCAGTGCACAGAGCGCTCGCCCCACACGACCATCCAGATGCTGGTGCAGTTGCCGTCAGCAGCTACAGCTGCAGCCGGGGTGACGCCTTTCGGGACCATCTTGGCAGCGCCGGCATCGACGATCTGCTTGCCGTTCTCGGCACTCAGGTCGTTGAAGCGTGGCGCCAGGCCGGTGAACTTCTCGGGGTCGGTGTCCTGGTTGCCATAGAACATGCCTTTCGCCATGGCCTGGCCGAGACCTTCGACGAAGGTGACAGCTTCCGACAGGCGGAACGCGCCAGGGTTAGCAGACAGGTCAACGAGCTTGGCGTCGACCTCGGACCAGTTCTCAGCCATGCCGACACTGTCGCGGATCTGCTTGGTGGTCGACTTCTGCGGCTGGGTGCCCTGGTAGAGCATGCGCCAGGTGGCGGTCGGCAGGCCAGTGCGCACCGTGGTGAGGTGGCTCATGCCGTCGTTACATTCCATCGCGATTGCATCGCTCAGGATCGGGTTGATCTCGTTCATCATCTCGATGATGTCCGCGATCGACTTGTCAGGGTCCTGGCGCTTGTACAAGTCGGCCAGGGTCATGAAGGTATTACCTACTGTAGACATTTGGATGTCCTCCGGTTATGCAGATTGTTTCTTGGGTGTCGTTGCCCCGTACCAGCGGTCCTCGATGGGCGCCTCGCTCCCGTCCGTATCGCCAGCGATGTTGCCGTCCTCGTTGAGGAGCTTGCCCATCTTGGCGAAGGCCCTGATGACAGCAGGATGGTTGCCCAGTCCCATGCCCTCGGGGTTCGTCTCGGGGTCGTACAGATCCAGCAGCTTGACCAGTTCCGGGTTGCCAAAGGTTCGCAGTGCGCGCACAGCTGCGGCCTCGGTTTCCTGGCGCTTGTCGCCACCGATCTCGGGGTCTTTCTCAAACGCATCTCGCCAGGCGATCTGCGTTTCGCGGTATGCATCGAGCTGGGCCTTCATGGCGTCCTGCATCAGTCCGTCCATCTCCCCTGTCATGTAGTCGACCGCTTTCTGAGCCTGCTCCTGGGAGAAGTTTTGCTCCTTCGCCCACTCCTGGAATGAATCCAGGCGCTGCTCGTCAACGGCTAACCCTTCAGGCAGGGTGAACTGTTCGTACTGTTCAGGAGCTCCAGGGGTCTCCTCGCTCTCTGCTTCATCGCCACCGTCCTCTGCATCATCGGCATTCCCGGTAGCATCATCACCCTCGTCAGGCGAATCCTGTTCTGCCTTGTCGTCACCGAGCTGCTCGGTAACGCCAGGGCGTAAAGTCTGTTCTTCGGTCGCTGCAGCGTCCGCTGCGGGGGCCTCGGCCTGCGTGCTCTCAGTCGCTTCGGCGGTTTGGGTTTCACTCATCGTCATCGTCCTCGTCGTCAGTGATCACGCCCTCGTTGAGCGCGCGCTGCTTGATGAACTCGAACAGCCGGCCAGCGTCAGCCTGCTGCATCTCGTCCCACAGCCATAAGCCGATCGACCTGGCGCCTTCGCGGAAGGCCGTGGCATCAGGATCTCCCGGCACGAAACTCTGCTCGTGCATGCCGGCCTCTTCCAGCACGCGCCACAGGGTGCGGATGCCTTCGTTGGTCGCCATGGTGTCACGCAGCTCGTAGCGCTCGCGTTTCTGCTGGCGCTTGCTCATCGCTGCACGCCGCCGCCACCGCCCATGGTGTCGAGCAGCGTGCGCAACGCGCTCGGATCTTCGGTGCGGGTCTCGCTCAGGACCTTGGCCGCCTGGGCGCCCTGATTAGCAGCGCCGGCAGCCTGCTCGGCCATCGCCGCTTGCTGCATCTGCTGCTCTTGTTTGGCACGTTGGGCGCGCAACTCCTGGACCTCGGTGCTGTCACGCAGGATGGCCTGCGGCACGCCGGCCATGCGATGGTACTCACGCGTGGCCTCGTCGAAGTCCATGTTGTCCAGGACCTCCGGGTTGACCGCTGCCAGGTTGCCGACATAGCCAGTGAGGCGGTCGATGCCCACCAGGCCGACGGCCTGCTGCGCCTGGTGCAGGATCGAGATGTACTGGACCACGATCTCCTCGCCATCGAGCTCTGGCGGTGGGGGCGGCAGGCCCTCCTCGCGCATGGCAATGTCGAAGACGCGTTTGACGACCGGGTCGTAGAGCTCATCGCGCAGGCGGTGCAGCACCGGGCCGAGCATGAGCAGCTTCTCCTCGTGGCGCTCCTCGATCTCACGCGCTGTGATCTCGCGCCGGTCAGACTGGGAGAGCATGAGGAACAGGTCGACGTAGAAGGCATCGTTGATGCGCTGCACGACCTCCTTGCTGTCCTCCGAGAGGAAGCGCACGAAGGTCGGGTCGATGGTGTGGATCGGCGCCACCGGCACGCCCGTGGTGTTCGACTTCACCCAGTTGATCTTGCCCGGCAGCAGGTTGACGCTGCGCCCGACAGCCAGGCCGCCGGTGCCGACGAGCGGCGGGCTCAGGCCCTTGTCGATCGCCAGGCCCTTGCGGCGCTCCTGGGTCTGCAGCTGCAGGTTGTCGCCGAGCGCATCCATGCCGGGTGCGTTGCCGTAGACAGCGCCGTCGTTGACCTCCCAGCGTGGCGCCACGCCCGGGAAGTCCTCGAAGCCGCTCTCCATGAGGATGGCGTCCTCGCGGTCCTGGCCGTGCTCAAACCAGACAGAGGCCCAGGCCATGTCGGTGGCCAGGGGGCTGTTGGGGTTGCGATCGCGGCGCGGCTCAACCACGTTGACCACGTCGATAAGCTCGTCGTAGTTGCCTTGTGAGTACAGGCGCTGCACGTCACGCGAGCACTGCTTCAGGCCGAACTTGTTGACCATCGCCTCGACGGTCATCTTGATCATGCGGAAGCGGGTGTCGACGACGTCACGCTCATTGCTCTGCAGCCAGAACGAACCCCACGCGTGCGGGTAGCCACGCACCACGTCCTCGTAGTCATACAGCACATCAGCGCTGGCCGTGCCGAACACGCCCAGGTTGCTGTACATGTTGTAGAACACGTTGTACATGTTGCTGCGCGAGAGGATGCGGTACATGGTCTGCTCGACCATCTCGAACCACTGGGCGATCGGCCCGTAGTCCATCATCTCCTCGTCAGCCGGCTGCAGCAGGAACCAGGGCCGTGACTCGTTGGTCACGCCGGTCTGCATGCCGGCAGCCAGGGTGCGCCGGGCCATGATGCTGGCGTTGTTGATGATGCGCTTGTGCTGGTTGCCGCCGCGGTTCTTCTTCTCACCCTCGAAGCGTCCCTGGCGTGGCCAGAACAGGTCGCGCAGCTCGCGCGCCATGGAGTCGTGCTCGGAGCGGATCTTCTTCAGGCGCTCGAGGCGACCGTGGTAGCGCTGCAGGCGGTTACTCATTGCCCGAAGAGCGTTTTGCCAGACGTCATCGCCGGGCGCGTCAGGCCGCCTGGCGTGGTGTAGATGTTCTTGTTGGCCGTCGCTGCGTCAGCGGTCGCACGCTGGCGCTTCTTCTTGCTGGAGATCGCACGCGTCTCTGCTTCACGCGCCTGCTGAATCGGTGGCGGTGGTGGGGGAATGTCCGGGCTGCTGGTGCACATGTCACAGTTCCTCGTAGGGGTTGTAGTCGAACTCGTTGTTGTCTTTGCTATCGAACAACGCCTCGGCCTGGCGTGTCTTCATCGTGTCGATGAGTGCGAGCACGCAGGCATCACCACGGTCAGGCGAGCGGCCCAGGAGTTCTTTCGTCTTGTCTTTCGCTTCCAGCTCGATGTTGCGCTTGCGCAGCATCCAGCGCGCTGCACACAGGTCTGCGCGCAGCATGTTGTCCGGTGGCAGTGCCAGGCCGATGCCCTTGTCCGGGTCGAGCGCCTCGCGCATGCGCCAGTAGAGCTCGCTGCGCATGTTGGCAAAGCCCAGGCCGCTCTCGCCCTCGACCATGGCCTTGGACTGCTCGGCGCCGTTGAGGCCGACGGCCTGCACGTTGTTGTCGAGCAGGAAGTCGAACGGGCTGGCGCCCCAGCCGACCTTGTCGATGTGCACCACGGCCTGGTCGCGCCGGGCTGCAATGATCAGCGCCGTGGTCGTTGGACCGTCGGGTGTCTGCGAGCCGGGATAGACCAGCGCCTCGTCGACCCAGTTCTTGTGCCGGCGGTAGATGATCGTCTCGTCCATACCGCCACGCGCCACGTCGACGCCCATGCTGTCCATCTCTTCCTTGGCGTGCTGCTCGCGCGGCTGCCAGCGCTCCATGGCGGCATCGACCCAGGCTGTCGGGATGACCTGCAGCGGGTCGTCTTCGGTGCCGGCAGAGAAGTCGCCATTCAGCATCTGTGACCTCAGTGGCTCGGGCAGCGCCTGCAGTACGCGCAGGTAGCCTGAGTCCATGTAGAACTGGTTGTCCTGCACCTTGGCAGGGATGAAGGTGCGGCTCATCGGCTCGACGCTCGTGCCGTCCTCGAGCTCGATCGGGTCAGGCCCGTCGCACTCCTTGTCCTTGCCGTTGATGGTCGTGTACCAGCGCAGCTCACCGGGCTCTGCCGGGTTCGGGTGCCTGGGATCGAGCCAGGGACCGAAGAAGCTGATCACCCAGCGGCCCTCGGCTGAGGTCGGTGGGTTGAATGTCATCAGCACGCGCTTGCGCTGCGCCGGGTCAGGCGATCGCAGCCAGCCCATGAGGAAGCGCACCTGGCTCTCGAGGAACTCGGTGACCTCGTCGAAGACCTTCAGGTCGTGCGCACGGCCCTGGTAGCGGCTCTTGTCCGACTCGTTGGGCACGCCACCGAACTCGATCGAGTGGTGATGCCAGGGCACCACGCCCTTGCTGCGCACCCGCCAGACGTTCTTCTGGCTGTTGTAACCGTCACGCGTGCCGAGGATCTCGGCGATGCGGTCGGTGATGCCGAGCAGCTGCGTGCCCTCCCGGCGGTAGATGATCGAACGCCGGTGCTGAGTGAGCGCCAGGCCACAGGCCAGGTCAGTCTTGCCGCCACCCGCCGCACCGCCATAGCCGGTGATGTCTGCAAGACTGCTGAAGGCCTCGTTTTGTGGTCCGGGCTGCGGCACCCACACCGGCGTCTCTTCGAGCAGCGAGAGGATCTCTTGCTGGTAGCGTGGGTCCAGCTCCTCCCAGTGCTCGGCAACGTATGCGATCTGGGCCGCGTTCACGCGTCCTCGTCGTCATTCAGGCCGAGCTGTGAGGCCAGGAACATCAGCCTGGTCTTGAGCTCGGCCTTGGCAATCTTGTCTGCTTCGAAGCGCACCGGCGCGTCAGGGTCGCCGGCCAGGACATGGCGCGCACTGTCGTAGCGCTCCTTGTCGGCGCCCTTGAGCGCCATCTCGAGCATGCGGTCTGAGTACTCTCTCTTGTAGCCGACCAGCTCACCACCCTGGTAGACGGGCTGCTCGATGCCTTCAACGGCGCGCTCTTGCATCGCCACTTCCAGGCGATCACAGAAGAAATCCTTCGCCTCGGCGATGCGCTGCGCGAACAGCGGGTCGTTGTCACGGTATTTGTTTAGCGTGCCGTGCGGCAGGTTGGCCCGGTAGGCAGACAAGGTGGTGCGATTGCACGCGGCCAGGTTGACCAGGAACGCGCGCAGCCGGATCTCCGTCGCCTTGGTCGGCTTGGGTATGCCAGCTCGTGCCGGCTTGGTGACGATCGGCTTGCCCTTGAACGGGTCAACCGG